GTTGCTGCATTACGGACTAAAGCCGAGACTAATACTAATGCTATTAAACTTCTTGATGCAATGGCCAAGATGGTGTCTGCAGGTAAAGGTACACCAATATTTGTGCAACAAAATCAAGGTGTTGCCCCAGCTGAGCTTGCTGAATTATTGAAACTTCCAAAATATTTGGATGAAAAATAATGCCTATTGATCCCGTCCATGCAGCGCTTATCAAACGTTGCCAAGGAAGTCCTTCATTCTTTATTGATAATTTCGGCAGTATTCAACATCCAAAGTTGGGTATTATTCCATTTAAGTTGTTTTCATATCAAAAGAAATGTCTATCTGAATTCCAAAAGAATCGTTTTACGATTTTTAAGAAGACCAGGCAATGTCTTGCTGAAGGCACTGTAGTTTATACACCATCAGGCCCTAAAAATATTGAGGATCTTACAATTGGGGATGTTATTTATTCATATAAGAATAAGCAAGTAGTAAAAGCAACTATTAGTGATCATTTTGATACAGGTATTAGAGATTGTATTAAGATTAGTACAGAAAATAAAGAAATTATATGTACGCCAGACCATAAGTTTTTAATAAATGGCGAATGGCGTAGGGCAGATAGTCTTAATACACATGTTGATTCATTAACGGTCCCTGAGTTGCCATTTGGTGCTAAATCTTCAAAAGCAGCTCCAACTATTGGTTGGCTAATCTCTGATGGCTGCACAAAAATTTATTCTCGGTGGTGTGGAAAACCTTATTTTGCTAATTCAAATAAGAGATATATTAAACAATTTAAGACTGATGCACGTGAATATTTCGGGACTGTGTCCCTTATTACTCAAAACGCATCGAGTGGTTTTGCTAATTCAAAGCCTTCTTATAGAGTAGCTATTCAGCATGCTCCTGGGAAGCAGTTTGTTGAATTATTTAATTTAAATCATAGCAAAAAAGATAGGGTCCTTCCTAGTGAAGTATTCGAGTGGGATGAACAATCAGTTGCACGACTATTGAATCGTATGTGGGCTGGCGATGGTTGGTTTTCCAAGTCTGGCAATAAAGCTAATGAGATTGGATATGGCACTCAGTCGAGGGCATTGGCCTGGCAAATAGTTGAACTATTATCTAAATTTGACATTCATGTTAGGCCGCGTAAATGTTCTGATGGACTTTATAGAATTAAAACTTCAAGGCGAGATTTTATTAAAATATTTAATGATAGAATTGGTGCATTTGGCAAAAAATTGCGTTGTACTATCAATGATAAATTTGTGCGTAGGCAGCCAATTGGATTAATTAAGAAAATAGAATCGGTTGGTCCACATAGAGTTTTTGATATTACGGTGGATGACACCCATTGTATGATTGCAAATGGGTTTGTTACACACAACTGCGGAGTCAGTACCATTTCGGGTGGCTTTGCATTATGGTATGCAATGTTCTTTAATAACAAGAATATTTTGATTGTCTCTAAGCGCGACGAAGACGCAATGGATTTCCTTCGTCGTAATGTGAAAATTTTGCATGATAATCTACCAGAATGGATGAGAGAGCTATGGCCACGCGTAGTTGACAACGAACATGAAATTTTATTTCCAAATGGATCACGTATTAAAAGTCTGACTTCGTCTCAAGACACATTGCGTTCACAAGCCGCATCATTGAATATTATTGATGAGGCAGCATTTATTCCTGATATGGATCAGATGTGGGCAGCAGGTTTACCATCAATTCAGCACGGTGGTACTGTAATCGTAATATCTACTGTTAAAGGTGTTGGTAATTGGTATTGGCAGGCCTGGGAAGATGCTATAGCTCATATTAATAACTTTAAGCCTATTCTCATCGATTGGTGGGATATGGATTGGAAGTTGGAATTTAAAGATGAACTCTCAGGCGAATTGCGGCGTATAGCTCCGATTGACAATATGCGCGCATGTGTAACGAAGGAAGAAATTGAAAAGTATGGTAAGTACTGGAGCCCTTGGCTAGAAGAACAATATCGTCAACTAACACAGAAAGGCGATTCTATAAGATTTAGACAGGAAGTGCTAGCAGAGTTTGTTGGCACAGGGGATACTGTTTTGAGTCGTCAGGTCCTTGAGCATTTGAATACAATCGGAGATAACAATTATCAAACGTTAAATGCAGTTGATTATGTAAATCCTTATACAGAAGACCACGACATTCTTGATTTTCAAGATAGGTTATGGATCTGGAATCAACCCCAAGAAGGCCATGTATACTGTATGGGGGTTGATACTGCGACAGGTGATGCGAGCGATTTCTCTACTATTGAAGTATTCGATATTAACGAATCTGAACAAGTCGCAGAATTACAAATTAGAGTCTTACCGAAAACATTTTCTAAGATGGTTGATTATGTTGGGAGATGGTATAATAATGCCTTTGCGGTTGTTGAACGTACAGGGATTGGTGTAGCAATCTGCCAAGAGCTTGCTGACCATCTTGGTTATGCGTGTTTATATCGTAAGCCAAAGAAGAATATATATAATAAAGATTCAAAATATGGAGATGTAGGCTTTTCAACAAGTGTGGCCACTAAGCCATTGCTTAATAAAGCACTGACCGACAACATTAGTGTAGATGGTTGGTTAATAAAATCTAGTCGGTTACGCAAAGAATTCTTAATTTACGTGCATTTAAAAGGTGGTAGAACGGGCGCAGAACCCGGTAAAGGCAATAACGACGACTTGGTAATTTCAACTGCTTTAGCTATGATTGGAGCCAATCAGGCCGCCATTGTAGATTCAACACCGTTGGCTCCCATTAGAAATCAAGATATCAAGCCCGTATTACGTGATAAAGCTTTAGTGCAACAAAGAATACAAGACATAGCAGCTGCCAATGGAGTGCTATTGCCTGTTACCGTTATTGATAATGCTACTCAACCCCTTACGATACGGCAAGAATTAAATAGGTTTGCGCAACAATTAGGATCTGTCCCCATTGATAGAACTACAGTAAATCCGACAGTACCCCAGAAGCATATTATAAGGCTTAATAAGAATAAGCAGTAGTACACACAAAACATTTATCGGATGGAAGATATATAAAGAGAATATATGAGCTGGCAGCTATTCGATAGGATCTCGGCTTTTTTCAAGACAACTAATATATATCGCAGTGAAAATCTTTTTACTGACCAGTCTTCTCTTGCACGTATTTCGGCAGCCGGAGAATTCTTAAATTTCTCAACTCAACACTCATTACTCGAGCAGACCAATCTTCAAATTAATCGATTGGAGCGCTATAAGGATTTTGATCAGGAAGACCAAGTTGGCGAAATATCAGCAGCGCTTGATATGTATGCTGACGAAGCTAGTCTCATCGACCCTGAAATTCACCACAGCTTGCTCATCAAAGCCAAATCTTTGCGTGTTAAGAAGGAATTAGAAGATTTCTTCTATAACACTCTAATGGTGGACAACATGCTCCGCCCGGCGGTCCGCTATCTATGCAAGTATGGCGACTTTCCTGCTGAAATTATTCCTACTCAGAATAGAAATGGTATCGCTTCGATTCGCCATATGAATGTGTATAATTTTACACGTGTAGAGACAAAATTTGGTGATTTAGTTGGGTTTTTCTATCAGGATGAAATGACAAACCAGCCAACTTTCTTTCATCCTTGGCAGATCATGCATTTAAGATTGACCAGCTATGAGAACATATATCATCCTTACGGCCGTAGTATTCTTGATGCCACCAGGAAACATTTTAAGCAGCTTAGGTTGATGGAAGATGCTGCGTTGATATATAGATTGACCAGGGCTCCAGAAAAGCGCATATTTAAAATCCCAGTCGGCAACATTCCCACCAAAGAAGTTCCTCAATACATTCAGCTCATTGCGCGTGAATTCAAAAAGAATAAAATTTTCGATTCAGCAAGCGGTGATGTCAGTGAACGCTGGTCGCCATTGCTTCAGGAAGACGATTTCTGGTTACCAAAACGCCCAGATGGTTCAGGTCCTGAAGTTGATACATTGCCAGGTGCTGAAAACTTGGATCAAATTGCAGACATCGAATACTTTAAGAAGAAAATGGTCTCGGCATTGAAGATTCCATTCTCTAGAGTTGGAATTGGTGAGCCTTCTGAGGGAGATTCACAACCACTGTCTAAAGTGGCTCCTGAATTCGCAAAGGCCGTCCAATGGATTCAGCGTGAAGTTGTTACGGGATTGAAGAAAATAGCTATAGTTCATTTAGCTCTACGTGGGTTTGCTGCCGATGATATTAGAGGCTTCGACTTGTTCATGACGGCTTCAAGTGCTATTGATGAACTTTATCGCATCGAAACTTGGGCATCAAGGGCAGATGTTATTGACGCATTAAAAGGTACTGGATTATTCCCAAGTCGTTGGCTTTTACAACGCTTTACCAATATGACTGATGATGAAATCGATCAGATGCAAGATGAAGCCAAAAAGAAAGGCGAGGTAAAATTTGGCGAAGGCGAAGGCGGGGGTGGTGGTGTTGGCCCCATTGGGGCAGATGTTAACTTAGGTGCACCGACTCCAGGCGGCCCGCCAGATCTAGAGGAAGTCCCCAAAGGCGCAGAAGGCGAAGAAGGCCAGGTACCTCTTGGTGCTCCTGGTGAGGAGCTTCCAGGTGGCCAAGGTGAATTATTTAATGAGCTACCTGTTGAAGGATATGATTATGAGAAAGAAAAACAGGTTCTTAATGAATATCGCAACCAAAAAGGCAATATTAAACGCCCAATTACTGAATATTACAATGGATTTGATTACCTCATAAGTACTGGCGAATTAGATAATCTACCTGGCCCTAATAACGAACCGCAGGTTCGTAGTGTTTTAACTGAAGGCGCAATTAAAGAGGCCATTAGCGAAGCTAAGACCGTTCTCACGCAAGATGCCCCAAAAGTAATATCTGAAGATATTACAGTAGCAGACCTACCGAATTAATTTAATTTCAATCAATTGGCATATCTCGTTTCAAATATATTCCTGAACAGTTTACTATAGGAGCTTTAGACATGAGCACAGAACAGAAGCCAGTTCCTACGTCGTTGAATATGGACGCTAGGAATTTTCTGCGTGCCATCAACAACTCGGCGCAGAGCAAGGTCGTCTTCTTCGAGAGTGTCGTACGGCGTCTCGGACAGGAAGCTAAGAAAAATTTCAAACTCGTAGCACTTCATCCGACCAGCCTGTACTTCGAAGATGTTAGCACGCATCAATACTATGTGGGTGACATCAAGAAGGACGGTGTACGCTTCCTTGTTGATAACATCAAGCGTATTAATGTCATTGAAGAGAAGAAAGCAGACCTCTTCGATAAGAATTGTGTCGATCTCATCAATGCCATCGCGGAACAGGACTACAAATCCGCTGAGAAAGTCTTTAATAAGATTGAACTTCAGCGATTCCGTAGTCGTGTCATTCCCGAGAGCGGTTTCGTGATGACTCGCGACAATGAGGTCCGTAAGATTAATCTTAACAACGGTACTGTCAAAGAAGACTGCATTCCTCAAATCGTAAAGGCTTTCGCTGACGCAGTTACTGACAATGTTGAACTATCCGAAGGTCAGGTTGTTCGCGGGACGTTTATGGAAACTGGTGAGCAGTTTATCATTCCCATCGACGAGTATACTCGGCGTCGAGTAGTAGCTCGGAAGATGCGCCAAGTTGCTGAAAATGCTCATCATTTCCCAAGTTTCCAGAAGTTAGTTAGCACAGTGGCTTCTAAAGTGATTGATCAAAAGGTTGCTGAGGCTGTTGAACTTGCTGCTAAATTTCTAAAGGAAGAACAAGAATTCTGTTTACTTGGCGCTGCTGGAATGCGTCAACTAGTTGAATCAGCTTTAGCTTCCCAAATGGAATTCAATTCATTCCTCGTTAACGATGTCGCCACTTTAATGCACAAGACAAACCTAAAAGTCAATCACGACACTATCGTGGAATGTTGGGCCAAGACAGCCCAGAAATCACAGAATGCTGAGCTCCTAATTAAGACTCGTAGTCTTTCCGAGGCGAAGGACTTTGATGCCGAATATGAACTGTTCCTAGAGACAATTTTCAATGAAACTGGAGATATTGATTCAAATCGCGCTAAGGCTTACTTAACATCCTTGCGTGTTATTAAGAGCGTTCTTGGTCATATGGAAGGCCAAGAACAATTGACACAAGATATGACGCGTATGATTGGCGCGCTTGAAACCGATCAGCCAGCCACGGATGTTGTTATGCAAGCTGAGGAATTGCTCGCTAGCCTGAGCGATGAAATCGTCGGTCGGGTCGAGAACCTTGGCAACTTTGATAGTATGCCAGGAGTTGAAGAAGAACCAATGAGTCCTGAAGATGAACAGGAGGAAGAAGCTCCAGTTCCATTGCCAGAACTCGGTGGTGAAGAAGAAACCCCAGACCTTGGTCTTCCAGGCGGTGCACCAGCAGGTGCCCCAATGGGAGCTGCTCCAGAACCGGCGATGGCTGGCATGGAATCCAAGAAGAAGGCTGCAGAGCCACTTTCAGAAGGCGACTTTACGTCTGTCGAGAAGATGAGTCTGATCGAACTACAAGAAGAGCTCCTAGGTTGGAAGACTGATGGGCATATTTTCTTGAAGGAAGATGGTTTTGAAGATTGTTATGGTCAATTGAATCGTATCATTGACCGTTGCATGGCAATCGGTCCAACTGCCGATACAGTACGTGAGAATTTCGAAGAGATCCGCGATGTTGTTATCGATTCTGGTAACGATGTTAGCTTAGATCTCCCAGAAGACCCATACGCTGGCTCAGTTAATCTCAAGGAAAATGTTAAGATCAAGAGCAACTATGCGCCAATCGCTGAAGACCTCGGCGGTGTTTCTGGTCCTGAAAAGGGCCCAAAGCACGGTGGTGATGCTTCAGGCATGGGCGAACTTCAAACTGGTACTGGTCTTACTAAGAAAGAGACCAAGAATGTTGATGGTACAGACTCTAGCGGCGCTCCAAACAATGCTGGATCTGAGAGCCAGGAAGTTGGCTTAGGCATGGCTAAGGATCATATGAATAAAACCAAAGGCCTAGCAAGCAAGGACCTTAAGAAGGTCAGTGGTTGCGATGCTTCTGGCGTTCCAAACAAGGGCGGCGCAGAGAGTCAAGAGCTTGGTACAGATATGGCCAAGGACCACTTAGGTAAGTCTAAGAGTATTGCTGAAGAAGTTTCGTTCATTGATAAAATTGCTGAAACTCTTGGTGAGGAAGATCTCAAAGTTGGTACTAGTTATAAGACTGGCGCTGGTTATACAAAGGCTCATGATATTGAGATGGACGAGCAGCAAGGCCCCGATGGTGTTGAAACTGGCGACGGCAAGAAAGTAAGTGGCCGTGATGCTTCTGGCGTTCCAAACAAGGGCGGCGCAGAGAGTCAAGAGCTTGGTACAGATATGGCCAAGGACTATCAGGACAAGACCAAGGGGCTAGCTGAAGGCGAAGAAGGCGATGAAGCCATGATCGAAGTACCAAATGGCGATGAAAAGCCAGCTAATGAAGATCAGTACAAGGGCCCACGCCAACACAAGTGGGGCCGTAAGAAGGCTGCAATTGCACCACGTGAAATGAAGGAAGATATCGCCAAGATCGCAGACGGTCTTAATGAAGATGTTGCGGTTTTCAAGACTGATGACCGTCTTGACGATGTTATCATGAAAGTTCTAGAGCACATGAAAGGCGACGAAGTAGGTGGACCATTGGCCGGTGGCGCAATGGGTGAAATGCCACCTGCACCAATGGGCGATATGCCGCCTGCAGATCTGGCTCCAATGGGTGGCGAGATGGGCGCTCCAGGGGGCGAACCAGTGGGCGATGAAATGCCAATGGGTGGTCCCGCACCCGCAGCAGACGCCGCTGGCCATGAATTTGATGCCGAAAACATAGAAGCTGGAATCCCACCAGAAGGTGCTCCAGGTCATGATGAAATGGAAGGACCAGAAGAGAAAGCGGCCGAAGTAGGCGCAGAAGCTGGCGGCCCACCCCCATTCGGTGGCAAGGAAGAAGGCAGCGACGAAAAGAAGGGCCCACCTCCCCCAAAGAAGGAAAAATCCGAGAAGGAAGAAAAGCCTGAAAAGAAGGAAAAGAAGGACGACGACGACGAAGAGAAGAAGGAATCATTTGATTCAGCGCTTAACAGTAAGCTCAAGACTTTAACGGAAGGCGATTATTGCGTCGATTGCGATAGCAAAAATTGCAAGTGCCCTCCAATGTGCAAGAAGTGCGGTAAAGACGACTGCGTTTGCAAATAAAGGATAGAATGATGATTTCTAGATCTTCAGTGGCACAAACGGGTTCAACTGGTAATTATCAGTTGCTACGTGAATCAATGCCTTTACAAATTGTAAAGGCAGAGAGTATAGTGCTCGAAGATGCGAATGGAAAGCGCCCTGTTACGCGTTTGGCTGGCCGTTTCCAATATGGCAATAAGCCAAATTCAAATGGGCGTATTTATGAATCTATTATCCTCAAGCAGGCTGTCTCTGAAATTCAGGAAGATATCAAAGCCCGTAGGATTCTCGGTGAATTCGACCACCCATCTGATGCTAAGATCCATCTTGATCGTGTCAGTCATATTCTAACCAAGCTATGGATGGAGGGTGACGAAGTTCTTGGTGAACTCGAAATTCTTGATAAGACTCCATGTGGGGGTATTCTCAAGAGTTTAGTTGAGAGCAGTGTTTCAATTGGCATTAGCTCGCGGGGCGTAGGTGACATGGAAGCGGTAATGGTTGAAGGTAACGAATTTTATAAAGTAATGCCTGGGTTTACATTTGTTACGTTCGATGTTGTTGCTGAGCCATCTGTTCATGGTAGCTATCTAAGCGTTATGGAATCACGTAATAGACTTATGCAAGATAAGAAAATTGCCGATACCTATAAAACGAAGGAACGTGATGTTCTTAAGGAAGTTCACAACTTCCTTCACAGCAAGCAATAATTAAAATGCGGATTGACCTCATAATCCCTATTCGCAAACATAAATTATGGCCAGTAGTTGTCCATAAGGAGCATAATCATGTTAGATGAAGCCAAAAAGAAAACTAATCCTTGGGCGATTTGCGGAGCTAATATTAAGGACCAAGATAGCGCCAAATATGAGCGCTGTGTGAAGAAGGTCAAAAAAAATACAGATTATCATGAAGACAAAAATCCGGTAGATCAAATCGCTGAGATGATTACTGACGATCCTGATATAATTTTGGATTTGACTGAAGAAGCCAATAAAACAGAAGATGAAAAAGAAAATAACAGTAAAGCAGAAAATAACAGTAAAGCAAAAAACAATGGAGAAAGGATCGATAAACAATCAGTAGATCCTCATGTTCGTGCTGTTCAGATGCGTCGTGGAATGGCTACTCGTGAAGATATTGCTGCTGAATTTGTAATTTCAGAAGATATGGGCGCTGTTGGTATGATGGCCCCACCTCGAGAAAAATCGGCTGAAGAAATTGAAGCTGAAATTGATGCGCTTTTAGCTAGTTTTGGCCCATCGGCTCCTGTGAAACCAGAAGTAGAGCCCGAAGTTGAGCCTGATGTAATGCCAGATGCCCCAGAACCAACAGCCCCCGATCCATTTAACCCAACACAGCCAGCCGTAGACCCACATCCAAAAGCTTGCGAGTATTAAATGAAGCATTTAATGCAAGAATGGCTATTTGCAGAAGAGCAACTTATAACTGAGATGCACCCATCTGTTCGACGTGCTTTTGAGCAAGGCTCTTATCCACTTGGTAAGCACCCTGTCTTTCAAAAACATGGTCAAAAGATGTCCGCTGATCAATTTGGGCATTTATCGTCTCAATATCAAACACGGACCGGGAAGGCAAGGTTTGATCCTCGTGATATTTTTGAGACAGTTCATGAAATTCAACGTCGTGAGGCTCAGCATGCAGAGCAGTTAGAACGCCTAGCTGTGGCTATTGTTGCCAAAGTTTGGAAGATTAACCCATCTTTAATTGGTAATGCTTCAATTACCGATGAGTTAGATGCTGCAGATGATGTATCGGAACCAGAAGATAAAACGCCATTAACACCAGAACAGGCTGAGCAAGTTGAGAAGCGTATAACCATGAACATGCTCACTCATGGTAGTTCGCTTCACATGATGACCACAATGTACCATCTCGCTAAAGAAACTTTAGATAAAATTGACCCACAACTAGTTAAACTTTATGATCGTTTTAGTACTAGTTCAGCATTGGGCACATGGCATCTTGATATAGAACAAATGCTGAAGATGGCCGGAATCAGAAAGGGTGGGCAGGAACAAGTAACGTGGCAAGACAATAAACCTAAGATTGATGCTCGCGCGGAGATGTTCCCTCTTCTACTGCATGAACTAAGCAAGGGTGTAATGGAAATCTTGACTATGCATCAGCTTTCGTCTCTTGATCCTGAAACACTTAAGAAAGTTTACCAACACGCTGACAAGTACGAGCATGAATTTTTCCACTTTTTCGTTGGCCCAGCAGTATGGAGAAAATTTTTGAAAGCTGTCCCACAAGACAAACTCGCTAAGGTTGTAGCCGCTCTTTCAAGACTTAAATCTAAAGAAGTGACCGCCTTTATTGATGCCGTTGTAGAAGATCCACAGATGGCCACTCAAATGGTCAACAATTTAGTTCGTGATCCGAAAGGCACAGTCGAGGATCTATGAAATTAACGGCTTTGTTATTGGAAATCTTTGCGTCCTCTGAAGCTAAAATGCAAGACCTATTAAAGATCTTGCTATCACCAAAGAAATCTGCTTGGCTACAAAAATGGTTGAGGGCTTATAAACGCCCAGACGCTGGACCTAATGAGATTACAGTTCCTCCTGAAATTCAAACTAAGGCCGAACAAACAATAAGAGACGCAACACAGTGGGATCCAACTACTAAGCAAGATGTAGATGGCAGCTACATGCATTATATTGTAAATCAGATCGCAAAAGACACACTTATTTTGCCCGAAGATGGTACTCCATTACTACAATCGCTTCAGACCTTTGTTAAAGCTTCACGTAGACCAAATTGGACTGGTCACAAAGATGTGTTCAAATATGCTAATTGGCGTGAACTCCAGAAGCAGACAATAGAATGGCAAGAAAAGCAGATGGCTTCTGGCATAACATCAGAAAGTGAATGGATTAAGAAAGCCAAAGAGGGCGTAAATAAGATATGTGACATTGAATTTGAGACGGTGGCTGGTAAAGAACCCGGTAAGTACCAATATGCTGTGTATGAAATGACTACGCCAGTAGGCGTGTTCGTTTACGGTCGTGGTACTAGATGGTGTACTTCAACTTCATTGTATACAACTATTAAATCTAGTGAGCTTGAAAAAACATTAGATCTTCTAATTGGTAAAGGCACTGCTTACGAGACTGGAAATTATTATAGCATACAGAGTGATATTCCTGGGGACCCTTGGGCTGGTCGTAGTAGAGAAGAATTTTTACAAACTATTAAAGAACTCAATGGTGGCAATCTAAAACAAAACGAACTAAAGGTACCCAATTCTCATTATCGTGGATATTTGAAGAATGCGATGCACTACCTTAAAAGTGGGCCACTATATACCGTGTTTAGAAATGGAAAACCCTACATACAGTTAAATAGTGAAGCTAACCAAATCATGGACACTGGTGACGCCCCATTAAGGGTTACTAGTCCAGGTCTAGCGATCATATTTAGGGCTATGGTACAAACTGGTAAGCTGTCGGAGCGGTTAGGAAGTTCATTAGCAAAGAAGGTTGAAAGTAGCGGCCTCAAGCAGTTGGAAGAAAAAGGTAAAGTCCCATCCATTAAAGTAAACAATGCCTAAACTTCATAAAATATTCTGGGAAAATCAACCCATTAAGCCAAGGGTTGTAATTTTGGATTACATAAATGACGACGAAGAACTAAGCCTGCAAGATGTAGAACATATAGTTAACACAGCTGTACAACAAGGCGGATCTGCTATTATACTCAAGGAGAGTGATATTCCTAGGGATCTGATCCCACTTCAACCAATTGAGTTTCATGTCGATGATGAATTCGACTCACTTCTAGCGCAATTTCCTGTAGTGGCAGTTTTTAAAGCTCCAGATAGCACAGGTTTGAGCACAGTGTCTAAAGAAG